GTGTTACTCTGGCTGCATGACTTGGACGTATGACGGCTTGCCAGCCGGTAGTTTCTTTTCCGCGGTGCGCTTCCTGTCCGGAGACACCGACACGAACAATCAACGGATCCAAGACGGTGAAATCCTATACGGGATCTCCCAGGAACCGAACAACGCCTATCTGGCGGCGGCGGTGTGCCTGGACGGATTGGCGTCCCGGTTCGCGGCGCAGGCCACGTTTTCGGTCGGACAGATTTCAAAGCAAATGGGCATGGTCGCGCAGAACGTCCGGGAGCAGGCGGCCAAGCTCCGCTCCGAGGCCGGCAAGCAGGCGACGCCGTACTTCGGCGGCCTGACGTACAGCGCGGACGAGCTGGCCAACAACAACGTCGACCAGAAGAAACCGCCGTTCACCATAGGGCAATTCGACTCCCCCCTGGCCAAGCAATTTGACGGCGGAAGCTGCAACGGATCCGGGCTATGACCGAAAACAGCCTCGCCACCTGGAAAAAGATCATCAAGAATCTTGCCGAGGCAGACGCCTACGAGGTCAAGGTCGGCATCCAGGGGGAGAAGGCGGCGGCGCAGCACGACGACGAGAGCGGATTGACCACCGTCGAGATCGCGGCGGTCCACGAGTTCTCCGGGCCGACGGACAAGCCGCCGGGGCGTCCATTTATCCGCCCGCCGCTGTACGAAAACGAGGACAAGTGGAAGCGGCGGCTTGCGGAGACGCTCCACGACGTCATCGAAAAGGGCGGAAACCCGAGGCAGGCGTACCGCAAGATCGGCGAGGAGCTTCGCAAAGCCATGATCGATCGCGTCAAGGCCGGGATCCCGCCTCCGTTGGCGGACTCGACGATAGACGCCAGGAACAGGCGCGGGGGCAGCCGGAGCAGGCAGCACGGCGAGGACAACGTGCCCTTGATTAACACCCGCACCATGATAGTCGCAATCTCTGTCGACGTGGTGAAAGCGGAATGACCCTAAACGTCTCCGACATTATCAACGACCCGGACGTCGGCATTTCCGTCATCATCATGCGGACTGCTGCTCCGACGCTGGCCAACGGCCGCGCCGGAGCAGAGACGTACACGTCGACGGGCATCACCGCGTCGGTGCAGCCCATGCCCACCCGAGAGCTGGAGTTCATGCCCGAGGGCTTGCGGAACCAAGGCATCGTGCAGGTCTTTTGCATGTATGAGCTCTACACGATGCCCATGCCCGACCGCTTCACGTACTTGAGCGCGACGTGGGAGATCATAAAGGTCGACGACTGGAACAGCTCGGCGGGCTACTGGCACGCCTTGGCGACGCGGGTGACGCAGACATGACGTACCAGCCGATAGATTGGGGGACGGTCGAGGCGGCGCTGTACTCGTGGCTGTCCGGCATCGTTCCGAACGTCATTTTCGAGGACCAAAGGATCCCGTCGCCATCCTACCCCTACTGCTCCGTTCTTTTGCTGGCGTCGTCGCGCAAGGGCGGCAAGGACAACCAGATCATAACGACCGACTTGACGCGGGCGAAGAATATCCTGGTCACTCCCACCGTGCAGGATTTGACGCTGTACAGCATCAACATCGGCGCGAACACGGCCAACTATACGAGCGGCATCCATGCCACGGCGGCGCAAATCACCGCGGGGCTCGCTGCGCAGATGGCAAGATGGCCGCAAACCGTCGTCGACAACGTCGGCACCCTGACCGTTTCGGCGTCGTCGGTGTTCAATATCCTGGTCACGGCCAACCTGTCGTGGGCGAACAACGACTTCGGCCACGAGAACGTGGCGACGACGACCGGAACGCGCAAGGTAACGTACCAACTGACCTTCCACAACAACGAGGCGAACATGCGGGCCGCGACGACCGAGGCCGGGAGCGTCTCCGGCATGGCTTTCGCCGAGGCGGCGGTGTCGTCCTTGTCGCAGCAGGCCACGATCGATCTTCTCTGGGGAGCCGGCATCGGCATCGTCGCCGAGCAGGGCGCGCACAAAATGGACATGGTCATCAACGGGGAATGGGTGTCGCGGGGCATCGTGGACATCCAGTTCAATATCGGAACCTTGACGACCGGGGACAACGGATACATCGCCACCGCGCCGGCCGGCGGCACGGTTGACGGGACCCCCCTATCCTGACATTATCGCCAGTAGCAGTCTGCCTGGTTGAAAGGCGGCCGTCACCATAACCCAGGAGATCTGCATGTCGTTGTCACGCATTTGCAACGTCACCATCACGCCGAGCGCGCCGGTCGTTTCCGTGCAAGGTTACGGGATCCCGATGATCCTTGGCTACCATACGCACTACACCGATTTGATCCGCACCTACACGTCGTTGTCCGGCATGACATCGGACGGCTTTGCCGTGACCGATCCGGAATACATCGCCGCGAGCGTGCTACAGGCACAAAGCCCGCCGGTCAACACCTGGATGATCGGCCGCCGGACGAGCGTGCCGACGCAAATCGTCAACTGCACGCCGACCAAGAGCACCGGCATCGCGTACAGCGTGACGTTGGGCGTGGCCAATCCTGGCAAGACCGCCATCGTCTCGCAGACGTTTTCATACACCGCCCTGGCCAGCGACACGGCAAGCTCGATCGTCGGCGCCTTGGTCACGGCCATCGGCGCGAACGTGACCGGCGTCACCCCGTCGAACAGCACTGGTGTCTTGGTCCTGACCGGCACCGCGGGCATCTGGTTCGAGTGGGCCGTGTCCGACAACTCCGGCAACGCCAACGGCATGGGGCTTTGGAGCGTGCAGGACGTCAGCGCAGACGCGGGCGTCACGAGCGACATCACCAACGTCAACGCGGCCAACAGCGCATGGTACGCCTTCTGCACGACGCACCAGAACTACGCCGAGGGCGTCAGCTTGGCGACTTGGGCGGAGTCCAACAACCACTTCTTCGCGATCGACGTGGCGGACACCGCGGCCAAGGATTCCGCGTACAGCTCGGTCACGACCACGGACCTTCTTAGCAAGGTCTGCGCGCAGTCGCGGGCTCGGACCGCGGCTTCGTACCATCAGATCCCGTCCGAGTTCTTGTCGGTGGCCTGGATCGGGACGTTCCTGTCCTACCAGCCCGGAACGTACACCGCCAAGTTCAAGACGCTGTCCGGCGTCACTCCGGACGTCTTGACCGACACCGAGGTTGGATACATCCTCGGCACGTTCAACACGTCGACCGGCGCTTTTACCGGTGGCAAAAACGGCAACTGCTACCAGACCCTCGCCGGCGTGTCGATCATGTCGGAAGGTTGGGACGCCAGCGGCGAGTACATCGACAAATTGATTTACGTCGACTCTCTCGTCTCCGGCATCCAGACCGACGAGTACGCCGTGTTTGTGGCCAACGCCAAGGTGCCCTTTACGGACGCGGGCGTGGCGCAGCTTGAGGCGCCGCTTCGCGCACGCCTGAACGCGGGCGTGAAGCTCGGCGCGCTGGCGTCGTTCACGGTGTCGGCTCCGGCCGTCTCCACCGTTCCGGCGGCAAACCGCTCGGCGCGCAACTATCCTTACCTGACCTTTGTGGCCACGATCGCCGGGGCCATCCACGACCTGCAAGTGACGGGTCAAATCCTAGGGAGCTAATCGATGGCATCAGTAGCAAACTACAGCGCAGATCAAGTCATTGCCGTGGTCGCCGGCGTGCCGGTGTCGGTTTTGGCCGGCTTCGGCCCGGACACCTTCATCAAGGTGGAGCGGAACAACGACTCGTTCACCTTGAAAAAAGGCGCATGGGGCGAAGGAACCCGCAGCCGGATGCTCGACCATAGCGGCAAGATCACGGTGACGTGCATGGTCACGAGCGCCATCAACGCGGCCTTCGAGGCCCTGTTGGTCGCGGACGAGGCGTCGCCAAACGGCGTCTCCATTTTGCCGTCCATGATCAAGGACAACAACGGCAACTCTTTGTGGGCCGCACAGCACTCCTGGGTGATGAAGCCCGCCGCGTTGGAAGGCAAAAAAGAGGCCGACGTGCGCGAGTGGGTCATCGAGTGCGACGAGATCTTGCCCCCGATCCCGGTGTAGCAAATGGAAGACAAGTTCAAGAGCGAGGACATAGGCGGCTTCCGATACGAGGTGTCGCTGCTTCCGGCCGGCGAGGGGATGAAGCTGTACTTTAAGATCTTGAAAATCGTCCTGCCGGCCTTGGGCTCCATCGCCAACGGCGGCACGACTAAAGACATCTCTTGGGACGCCGTGGCCAAGGTCCTGGTCACGTCCGCAGACGAGGACGTCCTGGACGCCATGCGGCTCCAGATGGCCCGCGTCACCGACATCTACGGGCCGGGCTTTGGCGAGATGGGCGCTCCGCTCATCAAGCACTTCGATACACATTTCAAGGGGCGCATGGCGTGCGCTTCGGCATGGCTTCTGTTCGCCTTGTCGATGCAGGTGAAAGATTTTTTCGATGGAGACGTGAACGTGAAAGCCATGTTCGCGTCGGTAATCGGCAAGGTGTTCCCGTCCCTGCACATATAAATTGGGACATCTGGAGGTTGGTTGTGTCCGGCATTGCTAGCCTTCAAGAGATCAATACGGCGTGGACACTGCTCGACGTCATGGACGCCAATGACGCCACGGACCTTCAAGCCGAGGCGGACGCCAAAGCGATGGAGAAGCCATGACCGTCACAGAATTGGTCGCCAAGCTCGGCCTTAAGATCGACGAAGGCAGCTTTGAAAAAGGCACCAAGACCCTGGAGGGATTGGTCAAGGCGGCGAAGGCCGTCACGGCGGCGTTCGTCGCGCAAGAGGGCTTCAAGTTCATGCGCGAGATCGCCACCGCGGCGATGGAGGATGCGCACGCCGTCCAAAAGATGTCGGAGCGGTTCGGCGTCGGCGCGCAGGAACTCCAGAAGCTCGGCGCGGCGGCGGGCGACCTAGGCATCGAGGGCGTCGGCCATGCCATGAAATTCCTTTCGACCAACGCCTATAACGCCGCGCAGGGGACCGGCAACGCGGGCGAGGCTTTTTCCCGTTTGGGCGTCAGCGTCCGCGACCAGAACGGACAGATGAAGACGGCCGACGTCCTTATGGGGGACATCGCGGACGGGATGATGCGTATCCACGATCCTATGGAGCGCACGGCCTTGGCGACCAAGCTGTTCGGGCGCGAAGGCTCGGTCATGGTGAACATGCTCAAGGACGGCCGCAAAGGGCTCGACGAGCTTGCCAAGGCTAGGATGCGGTACAACTCGACGTTCTCGGCGGAGCAGCTTGAAAAAGCGGAGAAGATGCGGAAGGCCCAAGAGGGGATGGACGCCGCGTTCAAGGGCCTGCGGAACACGATCGCCGAGCGGTTGTTCCCCATATTCGAGGTTCTCTACAAGGCGGTCGACCGCGTGGTTGAGTGGTTCGCCAAGGCCGTCGGGCATTCGAGCGTGTTGCAGATCGTCCTGGTCGCCCTTGGCGTGGCGTTGGGGTGGGTGGCGGTGGCGGTCATCGCGGCGACGTGGCCGTTTATCCTAATGGCGGCGGGGATAGCCGCGGCCATCTTGGTCTTGGACGAGATCGTGACATCGTTCCGCGGCGGCCGCACATACCTGAAGGATTTCGGCGTTGAGCTGGAAAAGCTGTACGACTTGTTCATGCAGTTCGGCACGTCGAACAAGTTCCTCAACGTGCTGATAGGCTCCGTCAAGGTTCTTTTGGGCGCGCTCAACGCGGTCAAGGGGACCATGTACGCCTTGGTGATGGCGGCGATGGGGGACTTTTCCGGCTTCAAGCAGGTTGTGGAGCAAATGAAGGTAGACTTCGCGCCGCAGATCCAGGACGTGGTCGCGTTGGGCCAAGGGGCCGCCAGCTTGGGGCAGGCGGCCTACGCCACGGCAAGCTCCGCCGCGGCTGGCGCGTCCAACTGGATGACCATGCAGATGGCGCCGATCTCGGTCCATCAGACCATCAACGCCTCGCCGGGAATGGATGAAACGTCCCTGGCCGACAAGTCGGCCGACAAACTTCAAGGCGTCCTCCGCAACCAGGACCTCGAGCACGCCCTGCACGGCTTGACCCCGGCGGTGGCGCAATGAGCTCCTTGGTCGCCGGCCTTCTGGGCAACAACCAGCTCAGCATCTCGGTCGACATCCCGAAGCTGACGCCGGCGCAGACCGAGAGCGTTCCGGCGGTCACGACGCTGATACTGGACGCCACAATGTCGCTGAACACCAAGGTCGCGGCGACCGTCACCGACCATCCTGTGGAGGACGGCATCAACATCACCGACCACGTGCGCGACGAGCCGGACCGATACACGATTGAGGGCGTGGTCAGCCGCACGCCGATATTGGGCACGGCAGATCTCGTGACGCTGAACGCCGCAAGCCTTGGCTCGATCTCCACAAGGGACGAGGACGCTTGGCAGGCTTTGTACCAGATGCTCAAGTCGCACGTCTTTGTTTACGTCCTGACGCCGGACGAGTTGATCGAGAATCTGGTGATCGAGTCCTTGGACCGCAACAAGACCGCGGATATCGGCGAGGCCATGAAGGTGACGATCGGCGTCAAGCAGATCGCGATCGTCTACGCGACCGAAGCGGAACTCCCGACAAGACCGGCGGCGCAAAGCAAGACGTCGGACAAAGGGCCTGTGACGGCAGAGGACACGGGACTCCATTCGTTTTTGCATCCGTAGGTGATCTATGTCGACGCTCCTCATCCCCACCGACAACACCTTGGACAACTACCGGGAGCAAGTCGTGCTCGAAGGGGCGACCTACACGTTCCTGTTCGTCTGGAACTACCGCGGCGGCTATTGGTCGTTGTCTTTGTCGGACGCGGCCGGCGACGCCATCGTCAGCGGCGTGGCGATGCGGGTCGGCGTGAATTTCCTCGAGTACGTCTCGTCATCGTCCAAGCCTCCGGGGACTCTGTACGCCTACGACACGACCGGCAACGGCTTGGATCCTACTCAGGCCAGCGACCTGGGCTCCCGCGTCCTGCTCTACTACGACACGAGCGCATAATGGGCGGGCAGCTTTTCAACCGCATCACCGTCGTCACCGTCGGCACGTCCTCTACTACGGGCCTGTCCTTCCAGGGATTAAGGACGCAGTTTAGGCTCGAAAAGAACAACCAGCAAGACCCGAACGACGGCGAGATCACGGTCTGGAACCTATCGCCGAGCACACGCAAGCTGATCCAGGCGCAGGCCAACCAACCCGGCGGCGTGCCGCTCATTCTCAAGGCAGGCTACGGGACCGCGGACAACGCGCAAATCCTGTTCTACGGCGACATCCTCCCTTACGGCATCGCGGTCGCCCGCAACGGGCCGGACTGGCTGACGACATTTCGCATCGGTGACGGCTTGTCCTCGTACCGCGGCGACCGGGTGGCGCTGGCGCAGTTTCCCCCCAACTCGTCCGTCTCGACGGTCGTCACAGGGTTGATCAAGCAGTTGTCGTCGGACAAGATCAATTTCAGCAACGTGCTTTCCAGCATCGGTGGCCTGCTGACCGGCAAGCCGCAGACATACCCCAAGGGGACCGTCGTGCATGGCGGTGTATTGCAAGAGGTCAACAAAATCTTGAAGGGCCACGGCATCGTCTGCACATGCCAGAACGGCACGCTGGTCGTCGCGCCGATAGGCGGGACCGCGGCCGTCACCGGAACCGTGCCGTCGCTATCGTCGTCGACCGGATTGATCGGCAGCCCCGAGCCGTCGAAGGACAATTTTATCAAGTTCAAGTGCCTTTTGCGGCCGGAGATCTTGCCGTTCGGAAAGGTCTTTGTGACCTACGGCACGCCGCCCGTGCAGCTTACCGTGACCGCGCACAAGGTTTTGCACACCGGAGACACCCGCGGCCAAGAGTGGTATACAGACGTTGAAGGCAAATCGTCATGATCCATACCCTGGAAGAAGTCATACGCAAAGCCCTGGACTACAGCTTGGCGCAGCTTCGCGTGTCATTGCCTGGTAAGGTCGTGGACTACGACGCATCGTCGCAGACCGCCAAGATACAGCCTATGATCAACTCCGCCATCGACGCCGACGACGGCGTGCTTGTCGAGCCCTTCCCCGCCATACCGTCCGTCCCGGTTTGCTGGCCCGCCGGCGGCGGGTT